GCGAGATATTCGGCAAGGGCTCCGGATCGGTCACCAACGACGCTCAGAAGACCGGCCAGAACGTCGGTCTAGGTCTCGGCCGGGGAATTCTCCAGAAGTTCCAGACCACGCTCGGCTCGGGCTTGCTCTCGGGATTGTTCGGCACCAGCGGAGGAAGCAAGCTATTCGGCTCCGCTGGTAATACGGTCGTACAAGATGCGGCCAAGCAGGGACGGAACATCGGTCAAGGGTTCGCGAAGGGCCTTAATGACTCGATGTCGATCGCAGGCAGCAAGCTGTCTGGCATGCTGTCTGGCCTGTTTGGTAGCAGTAGCAACTCCGATGCTGAGGCGTCCGGCGAGTCTACTGGAAAGAGCTACTCCAGCGGCTTGATGAGGTCGATAAAGGATGCATTGGCTGGCTTCAACATCGGCAAGCTACTCGGTGGCGGGAAGGGCGGTTCTGGCGGGTCACTGGCAAAGAGTCTTCTTAGCGGGATCGGGCCAGGGATCGCCGGGGTCTCCGCCAAGATGTCGGGCATCGTCGGTCTGGCTGGTTCCCTGGCTGGCATGCTCCCGGCGCTGACTGCGGTTGGTTCTAGCGTCGGTGTCATTGGCGCCGGTCTCGGTGTCATTATGACGGGCGCCAAGGCCCTGATTGGCACGAAGAACGTCAAGGGTAAGCCGGCCACTCAGGGACCGCTGTATGACCTAGCGCAGCAGGCCCAAGGTGCGTTTCAGAACGTGATGAAGACCGCAGCCGGTGCGATGGAGGCCCCACTCAAGCAGGCCTTGACGGCTATTCCAGGGCTGCTGAAGGGGATAGAGCCCGCGCTTTCTGCCTTGTTCAAGGGCGCCGGGTCCATGATCATGCCGCTAGTGAGCGGTCTGGCGTCCCTGGCTAGAGAGGTATTGCCGCTGCTCGGTAAAGCGTTCAGCGCAGCGGCTCCGCTGATCAAGCCGCTTCTCGGTGGCGTCGGCCAGTTGGCTTCTGGGGTGCTGCCTGGTCTGGTTACCATTCTCAAGGCCGCTATGCCTGCCATCACGGCCTTTGCCTCGATCCTGGGTGACCTTGGCGGAGCACTTGGCAAGATGCTCGCTATTGCCGCGCCCGTGCTGAAGCAGTCCAGCGTTCTCATGAAGGCCGTGCTGGACGTCATCAACGGCCTTTTGCCAGTGATCATGAAGCTGGCCGCCATCTTCGCTGTGGCCCTTGCTCCTGCGTTCACCGTGCTGTCCAAGGCGCTGGTCGCCATCCTGCCTGCACTGACTACCGTGGGAAAGGTCATTGGCGCGTTCGCCGGAGCTGTCATAGGCGACTTGGCCTCGGCGTTCGGTGCGGTTGCGGCTCTGATCAAGGGCATGGCTCCGGGCCTCAACGTTCTTGCCAAGGCTTTGTCGCAGGTCTTTAGCGTGCTGGAGAACAGCGGCGTCTTCGCTGTACTTGGAAATGCCTTGGAAGGCATCGCAGGGCCGCTGGCGAAATTGGTCAACGCTCTGGTCACGGGGTTGGCTCCGGCGCTCCCGGCGATCATTTCAGCTGTGTCGTTGTTGGCGAGCTTGCTGGCCTCGGGCTTGTCAGCGGCGTTGACTGTCGTGTTGACTGCGCTGACGCCTATCATCGGGTTTGTTGCCCGGCTTGTTGCCGGGCTCATCGTGTGGCTTCAGCAGTCCGGCTTGTTGCTGCCAGTTCTTGCTGCCGTGGCTCTGGCTATCAACCCGATAGGCACAGCTGTAGTTCTGCTCGGCGCCATCATCGGGTACTTCGCCACTCACTGGCAGCAGATTTGGACTGACGTCAAGAACTGGGCCGAGGATGCGTGGAACTTCCTCACCCACGGCTGGGGCCAGTATTTGGTGCCAGGTATTACGTTGATCCGTGACACCATTGACTTCTTCAGCACGCACTGGACAGCTATCTGGTCTGCTATCCGAACCACTGCGTCTGACGCCTGGAACTTTATCAAGGGCGTCTGGAACACGCTGGCGTCCGCGCTGAGGACTGGCGTGAGTGATCTGGAGAGCGCGCTGTCGAATGCGTGGAACGCCATTTACGACGCGGTGAAGCGCGTCTGGAATGACATCTCCGGATGGTTTTCGAGCTGGTGGAGTGCCGAGGTTGGCGGCTGGAGGAAGATTATCTCCACCGCCGAAGGCATCTTCTCTAATGCCTGGGATGCCATTTTCAGCGCCATCAAGTCGGCCTGGGGCGCGATCCTCTCCTGGTTCGGTGGCCTTCCGAAGCTGATCGTCAACGCGCTCGGCACCCTCGGCAAGGACCTGATGGCGGTAGGCAAGGGCGCGCTCGGTGACCTGTTCTCCGGGATCAAGGACGGAGCCAGCGGCATCCTGCACTGGCTGTCGGACTTCGCTGGCGGCGTCGTCAACGTCTTCAAGAAGATCTGGGGCTGGTTCAGTCCGTCAAAGGTCATGTACGAGGGCGGCAAGGCCCTGATGGAGGGCTTGGGCGGCGGCATCAAGGACCATGCGCACCACGCTAAGAAGAAAGCCGCCGATGCCGGGGGCAGCGTCGGTAATGCGACGGGCTCGGCTGCGGCCAACGCGGCGCTGGCTAAGCGACTATTCCCGAAGTGGGGCTCGGGCCTTAACTGGACCGACTGGAACAACGTGGCCATGCGCGAGTCCGGCTGGAATCAGTATGCGCAGAACCCCGGCTCGGGTGCTTACGGCATTCCGCAGTCATTGCCGTTCACGAAGATGCCGAAGTCAGCGTGGCCGAAGTCCGCTGGCGGCTCATCTAACCCGACTGCGCAGATCGAGTGGATGGCCAGCTACATGCAGTCGAGTTACGGCGGGCCGCAGGGTGCGTGGGCGCACGAGCTTAATTACGGCTGGTACGACAAGGGCGGCTGGCTCAAGCCCGGATACACGCTGGCTTACAACGGAACAGGTGCTCCCGAGCCGGTTGGAGCTGCCAGCGGAGGCAGCTTGTGTATCACGCTGGAACTCGGCCAAAGCTTCAAGAGCCTCGGGCTGACCGAGGAGCAGCTCAAGGACATTAGGTACACGGTCCGCACCAAGGGCGGCGGCAACGTGCAAGCCGCGTTCGGGAGGCCGTGATGACGACCTACTCGGCCTTTGCCCCGGTCACCCCGAGTATCAGCGGCACTCAGGGTGGACCGTTTTGCGTTGCTCTTGAGTTCACGCTGAGCCAGGATATGGCGCTGGTCGGTATCTGGCATTACAGTCCCCCGGCAGCCACGGCGCTCCCAGCCTCTTGCGGGATATTCGATTCTGCGACTGAGTTGGTGGTTAGCGGGACAGAGAACGATTCTCCGTCCTGGTCCGGCGCAGCAGGCTCAGGCTGGGTCGAGTGTGCGTATGACGGCTCGGTCACCCTGGTTGCGAATAAGAAGTACAAAGTGGCGACTGTCGCCGACACGGCGGACATCTGGGAGGCGTACACCCTCGGCTACTTTGCGTCTGCTGATGTGGTGTCTGGTCCCATCACCATGCTCAGCCAGGCGAACTCCACTCTCGGCCAGGCCAGCTATACGACCGTTAGTTCGCCGAAGATAGCTTGGCCGGATACCGCCAGCGTGACTAACGCTTACTGGGTTGACATTGCGGTATCGCCGCTGCCGGGCTCGAACGTGCGGCTGTGGCCGTTCACGACACCTTCCGGCGGTGCGTTGGCCGCTGGGACCTCTACGTTCGGGACTGAATTCGAGGTCAGTACCCAGCAGGGCATCTACGCGGTCTGGTATTACAGCGCTCCTGGTGCTGCTGTTCTCCCGTCCGCGTGCGGTGTGTGGGACATCGACTCGCAGACGATAGTTGCCGAGAATCTGTCGCCAACGTGGTCTGGTGCAGCCGGATCGGGCTGGGTATCGTGCGCGTTCCCCGGTACCGACCTGGTTAATCCCGGAACGCACTACGCCACCTCAATCTATGCGTCCAGCACGTCAGGCTGGCGTTATCACACGCCGTCTTACTGGACGACTGGTGCTGGCGCGTCTGGCATCTCGGACAGCCAGCTATCGGCTCCGAGCACTGCCAGTTCGGTCAACGGTCAGAGCGTGGCGCTCACTGGGTCGTTTGGCTTCCCGAACACCAGCGGCGCTGGCCAGAACTTCTGGGTTGATGTCGAGGTCGGCGCTCCGATTATCCCCGTGCCAGGTCATATCAGCGTCGCTAACGCCTTGGTCGATACGTCAAGCATTGCGGAATCAGCACCGACAGCAACTACGGCTAACGCTCCGATAGGTGCAGTTACGACGAAGAATTCGTCCCCTAGTGCTAGTTCAGTAAATCAACTGGTCGGATCTGCAACAGCAGGAAACGGAAACTGACATGTCGTACCTGAGTGGTTCGCTGGTTCGAGAGACCGGCAGCTTTTTCGATATCACGGGAGCACCAGCGGACCCGACCGCTATATCGCTGCTGTATGCGGTCAACGGCGGTGCTACGACAACCCTGACCTATGCGGCCAGTCAGATAATCAAAGACTCGGTCGGTGTCTATCACCACGACTTCGATACTACGGGTATCGCAGTCGACTCGGTCTACGTACTGGAGTGGATCGGCACCGGAGCAGTTCAAGCGATTAACACTGACACCTTCTCGGTTAACCCGGCACCTCTCTAAGGATGGCTAGCAATGCCAGACAACGACCAGGACAAGCCGCAGGACATCGTGTGCAGCGGCGGAATCAAGCTCAATTTCGGTGCCATTTTCGGCCCGAAGGACGACGACAAGAACGGGGACGGCGATGACGAATAACCCGCTGTGGTACGACGCAGCGGTTAACGCGGTAACGGCACTGCTGAACAGCGGCTTCATCAAGCTCTTCACCGGCAGCCAGCCAGCGGAGGACGTCGCACTGACCGGCACCCTGCTAGCGACGATGACTTTCGGCGCAACTGCGTTCGGTGCATCCAGCGGAGGTACGGCTACGGCCAACGCGATCTCCAGCGGCACGGCGGGCAACACGGGAACGGCTGCCTACTTTGCGCTGGTCAAGAGCGATGGCACCACCGTTGTCGGCACTGGCTCAGTCGGTACTACGGGCTGCGATCTGAACTTGAACTCGACCTCGATCAGCGCAGGCGCGACCGTATCGTGCTCCAGCTTCACCATTACCGGCTGATCGGGCGGTAGCACGCCATGACGTTGTCGCTGGTACAGGAGAAGTCGGCTCAGACTACGCCCCTCTCTTCTAGCGTTACTGTCACCTTGAGCAGCAATATCACGGCTGGTCATGGCGTTATCGTCTGCGTTGCTCCGGGGTTCTTGGTCTCGTCCGTCACTGGGAGCAGTGACACCTTCACGCAGGCAGTCAAGGACTCGAACAGCTTCACCTACATCTACTACGTACCGTCAAGCGTCGGCGGCTACTCATCTATCACCGTCAACGTCACCAGCAGCGGCGGCGGCCAGGTCTGGGTATACGAGGTAAACGGTCCGATCATCCTGGACAAGTCCAGCAGTGGGACTGGCACGTCGTCTTCGTGGAGTTCTGGTGCCACTGCCACTACGAGCGTCGCTAACGAGTTCTGGGTCGGCGTCGGAGTGGTCGGGTTCGCGACAAGCATCGCGTCTATAACCGGACCAGCGTCACCGTGGACCAACGAGACCTCGTATAGCTACACTCCTTCGTCCTTCAAGAACATGGCGATATCTGGCTATCAGATAGCGTCCTCCACCGGGGCCGCCACCTACTCGGGCTCGGGCAGCGGCTCGGGTAGCGCGCTTTCTGGCGCGAGCGTAGCGACATTCCAGCCGAACACCGTCACCTCCACCGGCGCGATGTCGATGTCCGGCACGATGAAGATGGCTGCCACTGCACTGGGCGGCAACATCACGTCCACGGGAGCGATGACGCTGCGCGAGGGCCTGGCAATGACCGGCGTCGAGACCTTCCGTGCATCCGGGGGACCGAAGATTAACCTGGCTCTCGCTGGTGTCGGTTTTCAGTCGCTAGCGTTCCCGCAGATCCCGCTCGGCATCAAGATCGAGATCCTTATCAACGGTACCTGGACTGACATCAGCCAGTACATGTACCAGCGAGCGAACATGGTTATCACGCTTGGGCGTCCGGATGAGTCCGCTCAGGTGCAGCAGGGTTCTTGCACGTTCGTGCTGAACAACCGAGATAAGCGATTCAGCCCGTACTACTCCGGCGGCGCGTTCTACCCGTTCCTGACCCGGAACACGCAGCTTCGAGTCTCGGTCACGGCCCTGTCGGCTGCCGGAGCGTTTTATAGCGGCTATCGATTCTGGGGCGAAGTACCGTCATGGCCGCCTGGCTGGGATTCCAGCGGGAACGATGTCACTGTCACGGTGACCGCAGCCGGAATCCTGCGCAGGCTAACGCAGAACAACAAGA